GGCCCCTTAGGGCCTCCCGTGCTGGATGACATAACCCTCCATGCAGTGCATGAAGTATCATCTACCAAAACCCGATTGGAGCTTGTCTCAGATGTCAACTGTCCGCTCACGGAAGCTTGCTTTGCGCAAATCCGCGAGTGTCGAGGGCTATCGGAATCCTTCCATTCCAGTGATGGATTGGGAGTACCGTATGCCCTATCAGCTGACAGGGACTCAGACCACTGAGTCCGAAGGCCACCCGTTCCCCAAGAGGGGATCGGATGAGGATTTGGGGGGTGAATTTTTCACCCAGAAGATGTCCTACTCGGACAACTGTAAGCGCGTTCGGGTCGAGCGTTTCTTCGGAAGTACATCGTACTATTTCGAAGGCACACTCTTCCCCTATGCGTCTGGGGACACGGGGTACAACCTTTTTCCGGAGTCGGCAGCTTCGAGTAATTCGGAGCTGGACGCCGCCGGTACGGTTGCTATCTCTCGTGTTCTTCCCACAAATCCGGTAGCAGGCCTTGCTACAGCTCTCGGCGAGTTGCGCGAGGGCTTTCCCAAGGCTATTGGGTCCGACCTGTTCAAGAAATCTGGCAAGCCGCTCTCTTCTAGAGCGGGTAGCGAGTACCTGAACTATCAGTTCGGTTGGGCTCCAATGGTGTCTGACTTTAAGAAGTGGTTTGCCGCCACTCGCGACGCGGACAAAATCTGGAAGCAATTCCAGCGTGATGCCGGTCGCCATGTCAGACGACGCTACTACTTTCCTGAGACTACAGAGGTTATCCTCGATGATGCGGTTGCAGGCCAGCTTGTTCAAGCTGGCCCCGCTACGAGTTTCCTCTGGCAGGACGGTCTGTCCTCCATGACTTCAACGCTCTACCGTCATATTGAGGTGAAGCGTAAACGCTGGTTTTCCGGCGCGTTCATCTATTACCTGGATACTAATTTACCAGGAATGAACGCATGGGAACGTGATCTGCAACGCCTGAACAAACTTTATGGCGTTAAGATCACACCAGAGGTTGTCTGGAATCTGACCCCCTGGAGCTGGGCCGCCGACTGGTTTGGCAACACTGGGGAACTTCTCCACAATGTCAGCCAGTTCGCACAGGATGGCCTTGTCATGCCGTACGGGTACATGATGGAAACATCCACCGTGAAGGCCACGTACCGCATGAGGGACGTCGCCCTTTTTGGGCTAACTATCCCTGACCTCACGCAAGAGTTCACCACAACGGTAAAGCTCAGGCGTAGGGCCACACCATTCGGATTCGGGCTGGATTTTGACTCCTTCAGTCCATTCCAGCTGTCTATCCTCGCCGCCCTTGGTTTGTCCAAGAGGCGATGATGGCGACTTCAGTAAGCCACTGCAACCACAGCTACGTGCTGTGACAGAAAGGAGCGATTGCCATGTCTTTCGCTGATCCGCAGAGCATCACGGTCAATGCCGTTGCTCAGGTCCTGGCGCGTACTGGTTCGGGGATTTCCTCCGGCCAGTTCACCCAGGCTGACGGTACCAACGCTCTCACGATCTCCCACCAGTACGGCAAGCGAACCCGCCGTGCGATGAAGTTCGTGGACAGCAAGGTCGCCGCCAACCCGTTTGACACGACGCGGAACGAGAAAGTCTCCATGTCGGTCACGCTGGTTGTCGACGTCCCGCCCCAGGGCTACACGATCACCGAGCAGAAGTACCTCGTCGACGGGCTCATCGCCTATCTCGAGGCCAGCTCCGGCGCGGTGATCACCCAGCTTCTGGGTGGCGAGAGCTAACCGCTCTCTCGTCATCTCGGGTTAGCAACATGGCTTGGGACACATCTACCTCTTTAAGGAGGAGTGTTGAAAAGCCTAATGTTGCTCTGGAAGATGACCGCCGACGAAGTCGGCGGTTGGTGTCAAACCAGCACTGATCGTGACTACAAAACGGTCACTGATCGAGTTGCACACGAGGGGATGTCGTTTTTAACGATTTCCCTTCCACAGTTCTGCAAAGACCTCCAAAAAGGTCTTGAGCAGGGTTTTGTGGACTCTAACCTCTTCGCTGGTTTTCGGCGAAGGGCAGGTCTCCCGGTATTCCTATCGGGTTTCCTTAGTCGTGTGTTCTCCGCAGACGGTGTGTTACTGCCTGACCCGCACGTCGACTCGATCCTTGCTGTGCGACAGCTTACGCTGCTGTACAGCAAGATCGAGTTGCCGTGCTCTCCCGCACGCATTCGAAACGCGTTCGCGGAGTTCATGCAGTGTGAGAAGGATGTTCGAGTTTATGATCAGTTGATGACAGATGAGGTGCGCGCCGATTTCCGGCGTGTCTCTTCACTGCTTTTCGCTGATCTGTTCTCCTCTGTCGACAGAGATGTCTACGAGGGGAATCTCGTCCCACGTCATGGCCCTGGAGCCACTGCCGATCGCCTAAAAGGAAATCGGAAGTATAACCAGAGGGATTGGACTCGTAGGCTGGACAATCTATTTCCAGCCGTAGAGTTCCTCTACCCGTCCTACTCCTATTGGAGAGAGGCCCAACGTGTTAACATCCTCGAACCCGGCGCCGAGTTGCCCGTTAGGGTCATCACGGTACCTAAAACGCTCAAGACACCAAGAATCATCGCCATCGAGCCCACTGCCATGCAATATGTGCAGCAGGCTCTACTGGAGAAGATTGTTGGAGGTGTCAGAGGGGATCCCCTCCTCTACCGATTTGTCGGATTTGATGACCAGATCTCTAATCAGGTCTTGGCTCAGAGAGGGTCCTTGCATGGCGATCTCGCCACGCTTGACCTATCACAAGCATCCGACAGAGTCTCGAATCAGCATGTACGTGACTTACTGCGCAACCATCCCTGGCTTTTCGAAGCCGTTGATGCTGCGCGTTCACGGAAGGCTGATGTGCCTGGTTTTGGCGTTCAACGCCTTGCCAAGTTCGCGTCGATGGGTTCAGCTCTCTGTTTCCCTTTTGAGGCGTTCGTCTTCTTGACGGTTTGCTTCTTGGGGATTGAGAAGAGCTTAGGACACCGTCTTACCCACAATGATCTTGTAGACCATGTGGGCAGAGTGCGCATCTTTGGGGATGATATCATTATCCCCAAGGACACGGTTTCATCCGTTGTGGCGAGCCTCGAATTTTTTGGGTTCAAGGTCGGTCGCGACAAGTCTTTTTGGAACGGCAAGTTCCGGGAGTCTTGCGGCAAGGAGTACTATAACGGCCAAGACGTTTCTGTTGTCAAGGTCCGTCGCGTACTACCTTCACATCGGACAGATGTTGAGGAGCTAGTGTCGACTACTGCTCTCCGTAATAACATGTTTTCACATGGGTTGTGGAGGACAGCTAGACATTTGGATGACCACTTGGACAGGTTTTTGGACCTGCCTTATGTCCATCCTACATCTCCTAGCATGGGCAAGCACACCTTTCTACCTTATCAGGTGGACAGGATGTGCAAAGTCACGCACTCCCCCTTAGTAAAGGGGTATGTCGTGAAACCGAGGATCCCAATCAGCAAGCTGAACGGGCCCGGTGCCCTGCTCAAGTTCTTCCTCAAACGTGGGGTTGACCCCCACGAGAAGAATCACTTGGAGCATTCTGGACGGCCTACGTCC